ACACCAGAACTAGGTCAAGATCTAAATGCATACCACAATTTGGATGCAGAAGTTGAATTGACCTCAATGTTGTCAGAACAAATCGGTCTTGAAATCGATCAAGAAATCATGAACGATCTAGTCAAGGGACAAACAGCTGGTATCAAATACTGGTCACGTCGTCCAGGTAAGTTCGTAAATCGTGATACAGGTGCAGCATTACCAGCAGCCGCAGCTGACTTCACTGGTAACGTAAGCATGTGGTATGAAACCCTAGTTGAAACAATTAACGACGTTTCAGCCCTAATCCACCGTAAGACATTACGCGGTGGTGCTAACTTCCTAGTCTGTGGTCCAGAAGTTGCTAACATTCTTGAATTCACTTCAGGATTCCGCGCTTCAGTAACCGCTGATGCAGAAAAAGGCAGCGTTGGCGCTGTTAAGACTGGTGACCTAAACAAGAAGTGGGATGTTATCGTTCACCCATACTTCCACCGTAACGTCATCCTAGTCGGTCGTAAGGGCGGTAGCTTCCTAGAAAGCGGCTACGTTTATGCTCCATACGTACCACTACAAAGCACACCAACCATCTTCGATCCAGACACCTTCGTACCACGTAAGGCTGTTATGACTCGTTATGGTAAAGCAATGGTTCGCCCAGATATGTACGGCTTGGTTATCTGCCAAGACTTACTAGGCTAATCTTAGCTAAATAATCGTAGAAGCCCCGCTAATCGCAAGGTTGGCGGGGTTTTTATTTGCTTTAAATAATAGAAAAAACTATTTAATTTATAAAATATCAATGAGGAAATTTTAATGGCTTTACCACAGCTCTCTCCTGCTTCTCAAATGAGTAAAGTAATTTTACCAGTCACTGGTAATACTACAAATGTAACTTCTAGTACACTTCCATTTGGAATATATGTGGATTCAAATTATTGGTCACAAGATCAAATAAATATGTTTAAAACTGGAGCGGCAGAAGAAGTTGCTTATGTTTATAAAAAACTAGGTGGTGATATCTTAGATATTGAATTAGTCGAAGGTAACGTATATGCTGCTTATGAAGAAGCAACATTAGAATACTCATACCTTATCAACTTACATCAATCAAAAAATATGTTACCATTTGTACTTGGTCAGACAACTGGAACTTTTAATAATGATGGTCAAATAACAGGATCAGATGCATCTATGGCTAATGCTAATCTTGCATTTCCAAAAATGTCATTTACTTATGTTAAAAATTTAGCAGCAGGCGCAAGCACAGAGGCTGTTTTAGGTGGAAATGAGCCAATATACTCCGCTTCTTTTGAAAGAGTCGCAACTGTTCAAGATTATGATTTGCAAACAATTATAAGTGGAGCTAGCGAGGCAAATGGCTGGAATGTTGGTAATAAAAAAGTTGTTATTCGTAAAGTATATTATAAAACTCCAGGTGCTTCTTGGAATTTCTATGGTTATTTCGGCGGTCTTAACGTTGTTGGTAACTTAAGCACTTATGGTCAGTATGCAGACGATAGCACCTTTGAAATCATTCCAGCTTGGCAAAATAAACTACAAGCTATGGCGTATGAGGATGCTATTAAAACAAGAGTCTCTGATTGGTCTTACCAATTAAGAGGAAATATGTTGAGACTTTTCCCAGTACCAAACGAAGCAAGTCCAACGCATTATTGGGTTGATTTTACTGTACCTTCAGATGCTTGGAAGGAGCCAGAAGGAAATACCACCTCTGGAGTAAATGGTATTAATAATATGAACTCAATGCCTTTACAAAATTTGCCATTTGATAAAATAAATAGCATTGGTAAACAATGGATTAGACGTTTTGCTTTAGCCCTATGCAAAGAAATGTTAGGACATGTTCGTAGCAAGTTTTCGACTGTTCCAATTCCTGGTGAAAGTGTGACACTTAACGGTGAAAAATTAATTGGAGAAGGCAAAGAAGAGCAAAAAGAGTTAAGAGAAGAATTAAAGACTCAGTTAGCAGAGATGACTTATTTGAAGGCTGGAGAAGATAGCGCTAAATTAATGGAGGATGCTAATAAAGCACAAACTTTCTTCCCTAATCTAATATTTGTAGGATAAAAAATGGCTAGAAATAAAAAAGACGACAATAAAGCGCAAATTCCACAAGATGCCCCACCTCCTCCATTATTTCTTGGAGAGAAAGAAAGAAATTTAGTAAAACAAGTTAATGATGAATTAATAGAGCGTGTTATAGGACAAACGATAGTATATTATCCAATAAGCAGAGAGCATACAAACTACCATCCAGTTTACGGAGAGGCTATCCAAAAAACTTTCCTAGCGCCTATTAAAGTTCAAGCATTGATTGAATGGGAAGGCTCAAAAACAACTACTGAAGTATATGGCATTGATCGTGTTACTTCAATTACTGTTAAGTTTCATCGTAGAAGATTAACAGAAGACCAGGATTTATTTGTTAGAGAGGGTGATTTTTTATTATATGGTGACACATTTTATGAAATTGTTACGTTAAATGAATCAAAACGTTTATTTGGTCAAATAGATCATAAATTTGAAATAATTGCAAAATGTATTAAAGCAAGAGAAAGCATCTTTAATGCAAAGTAATTTAGACATTTGAAAACGTGATCTACTATTTATAATAAATAAAAGTAATATAAATCTTCTCGTTTTATTTTAAGGAGACATAAATAATGTCAGTTGATAAATTTAGATTTGTAAGCCCAGGCGTTTTTGTTAATGAAATTGATAATTCACAACTTCCAAGAACCCCAGAAGACATTGGACCAGTTGTAATTGGTAGAGCATTACGCGGACCAGTTATGCGTCCTGTTAGAGTAGATTCGTTTTCTAATTTCGTAGAAGTATTCGGTGAGCCAGTTGCTGGTGGTTTAGGTGGAGATGTTTGGAGAGATGGCAACAAAACTGCTCCAACTTACGGTGCTTATGCCGCTCAAGCATATCTACGTAATTCATCACCAGTTACATTCGTCCGTTTAGCTGGTTACGAACACCCAAATAAAACTACTGGCGATGCTGGATGGACAGCAGGAAACGCAGCCTATGGCTTATTCTTTGCTCCTATTTCATCATCACAAGTTGGCGGCGTTCCAGTAACAGATTCATACGTTATGCCATCAGCTGTTGCTTCATTGGCTGCAATCATTTATGCTGATAGTGCTACTACACTTAATTATGGCTTAACTGGTAAACCATTAAGTGGCTCAACTGAAAGTGTTATCAATAAACAAAATACTTGGGTTCGCGTACAAACTGGTGGAAATCTAGAAGTTAAGATGGTCGCTGGCGGCGTTTCTTGCAGCGTTAACTTTGATGAAAATTCAAAGAAATATATCCGCTCAGTATTAAACACAAATCCAATTTTAACAAATACAGACATTGTTGATTCAAACGGCAATTCATACAAAAACTACTTCCTAGGTGAAACATTTAAAACTTGGGTAGAAGAAAATAACGGCGGAAGCGTAGCTGGAAGTGATTTTGCTGCTATCTTAGTTAAATTAAATGGTGCTGGTGCAGTAGATTTCAAGAATCACAAAGTTGAAGCACAAGACGCAACAAGCGGTTGGGTTGTTTCCCAACATAAGGGTGCAACTGGTTCATTTGCTCCAAATGCCGTAACTGGTAAATATCCAGTTCAAGAGCTATTCAGATTTGTAGGCTTAACAGAAGGTGAATGGAATAGTCAAAATCTAAAAATTTCAATTGAAGACATCAAAGAACCACCAAATGAATTTGTTAAGTTTGGTTCATTTAGCGTAGCAGTTCGTAAGATGGATGACACAGATTTAACTCCAGTTTATCTAGAAAGATTTACTGGTCTTTCATTAGATCCTTCATCAGAAAATTATATTGCTAAGAAAATTGGTGATAAATATACTGAATGGGATTACACCGAACAAAAATTCCTTGAATATGGTCTATACAACAATAAGTCAAAATTCATTCGTGTAGAAATGAATGCGGATGTTGATGCTGGCTTGACAGATACCGATTTTATTCCATTCGGCTTCTACGGTCCAACAGTTTATACTGACACCGTAAAAAATGCAACAAGCGGTGCTGATGGATTTACAATTTCAAGCGTGACTTTCGTTGAAAGCCCTGTAACTGGAAATGCTGCATTTACTGCTTCGTTTGCATTACCAGAAGTTCCACTATTAGTTTCTGCTAGCAGCAACGTTGCTGGTGCAGCTGGTTCGCTTTCATCAGTTTACTTTGGTATGAAAACAAATGTTGCCTCATCAAAGAAGCACAACAAAGACATTCCAGACTTCTTAAGAAGCGCACCAAAAAATGCCGCTCCAGTTTACCACTCATTCCTATTCTCATTAGATGATGTTAGTGGAACAGTTAGCAATAATCAAATTGTTCCATCCGATCCAGTTGTTTGGGATGAAGGCGCAAGATATGCTGGTACTTCATTTACAGCCCGTGGTTTAATTACCGAAAATAGCTCAAGCATTGTTCTTTCTGCGTTTAATCGCTTTACAATGCCACTTGTAGGTGGTAGCGATGGTGTAGATATCACTGAAAAAGATCCATTCAATGCAAGAGTATTAAATGCTAAAAACCAATTTGACAGCTATGCATATAACAGCGTTAAAGTAGCTATTGAAAGCATTTCAGACCCAGAAGTAGTAGAAATGAATCTTGCAGCAGTTCCAGGTGTGGAAAATGAATCACTAACTACATTATTAATTGAAAAATGTGAAGTTCGTGGTGATGCATTAGCTGTTATCGATTTGAAGGGTGATTACGTTCCAGAAGAAGCAAAAGCTACAGCTTCAACTACAGCAGCTGCTCGTAAACCAAATGTAACAAGAGCAGTCGCAAATCTAAAGAGCCGCAGCTTAAACAGCAGTTATGGATGCACATTCTTCCCTTGGGTACTAATCCAAGACACAATCAACAACAATACAGTTTGGGTTCCACCATCTGTTGCTGCTTTGGGAACTTTCTCAAATTCACAACGTAGAACAGAATTATGGTTCGCTCCAGCTGGTTTCAATCGTGGTGGGTTAACTGATGGAGCAGCTGGTTTACCAGTTCTTCAAACTTCACTAAGATTATCATCAAAAGACCGTGATACCTTATATGAAGCAAACATCAACCCAATTGCAACATTCCCAGCAGAAGGAGTTGTTATCTTCGGTCAAAAGACCTTACAAGTAACTCCAAGTGCGTTAGACCGCATCAATGTTCGTCGTCTAATGATCTACTTGAAGAAAGAAATTAGCCGTTTCGCTTCAACTGTTCTATTCGATCCTAACATTGCTGTAACTTGGAAGAGATTTACCAATCTTGCAGTTCCATTCCTAGAAGGTGTTCAATCTCGCTTTGGTTTGAGCGAATTCCGTGTTGTGTTGGATGAAACTACAACAACTCCAGAATTAGTTGATCGTAACGTTGTATACGCCAAGATCTTATTGAAGCCAACTCGCGCAATTGAATTCATTGCTCTAGACTTCGTAATCGCAAATACTGGTGCATCATTCGCTGATTAATAAAAATAAATAAAAATAATTTGGGATACTATATAAAAGTAGTATCCCAATTATTAGGAGAACAAAAATATGGCATTTTGGAATAGCGCTGAAGCAGAACCATTAAGACAATTTAGATGGTACATTAATTTCGGCTCAACAGCTGGCTTAGATTCAGTTCGTTATGCTTTGAAGAAGGCAGATAAACCTAAAGCAAAAGTTAATGAAATTACCCACAAATATTTAAATCACTCATTTTATTATCCAGGTCGTTTAGAATGGGAAGCAATTAATTTAACATTTGCTTCAATCACTAGCCCAAGCATGGCAGCTGCCTTAAAGAACATTTTAACAAACTCAAATTACTTGGTCCCAAGTGATGAAAATATGCCAGCAGCACAAATGAAAACTTTAAGCAAAAAGAAGTTTGCTACAACCATTGGTGAGCTTACTTTAGTACAAATTAATGCTGAAGGTCAAGATATTGAAACTTGGAAAATAAGAAATCCATTCTTTACTTCCGTACAATGGGGTGCTTTGGATTACGGCTCAGACGAAATTGTTGAATGCACTTGTACAGTTCGTTATGATTGGGCTGAGTTAGCTGAAAAAACACCAGTAGCTGGAGAAAGCACTGGCGCGACACCAGCTGGAACTGGCGATGCAGCTGCTCCTCCAACTACTCCTCCTTAATATGGATTATGAAGCATGGCATTCTGGGGTCAAAGAGATTTAAAAGAACCATTACGCCAAAATAGGTGGTATCTTGAGTTTACAGAAAAAGAAGGATTGCTGCCTTTTAAGTTTGCATTAAAAGAATGTAAAAAACCAGAATATGAAATTGGGGTAACGGAACATCGGCTATTAACGCATACGTTTCGTTACCCTGGTCTTTTAAAGTGGAAACCAATTACTATTAAAATGGTTTCTGCTTTATCAGCTAAAAGTACTTTAGATAGAGCAATTAATCTTTTAACTTATGAAGCTGGCTATTATGTACCAAGAATAGCACAGCAGCAAATAAGCAAAGAAAAAGCTACTTCTAAACAAGTTTTTGGAAATGCTTTAGGATTAATACAAATTAATGAAGAAGGGCTTGAAGTTGAACGTTGGACCTTGCTTAATCCTTTTATAAGTTCAGTTAATTATGGTACACTAACTTATGAAAATGACAATTTTGTTGAAGTAAATTTTACAATTCAATATGATTGGGCTACACAACTTGATGATGAAAGACAATTTCAAACAAAACGCGCCGTGAGCGCGCAATAAAAGAAAGCAGGCTATAAATGAGAAATAATGAAGAGAGATTCGGAGCAGTACCAGAAATTCAAGACGCTACACCCCCACAACAATTTATCGGTCAAAACGGAGAGCAAAACCTAGGATTAAGTTTTGTTGTCCCAACGGAATTTGTTAATTTACCATCTAAAGGTAAATTTTATCCTCCAACGCATCCATTGCATAAAAAAGATGTAATAGAGATTAAACAAATGACTGCCAAGGAAGAAGATATTTTAACTTCCAAAAGCTTGTTAAAAAAAGGTGTTGCTTTAGATAAGCTAATTGAATCATTAATTGTTGATAAAAATATCAAACAGAATTCATTAACTGTTGAAGATAGAAATGCAATTATTATTTCAGCTAGAATTGCAGCGTATGGTGCGGATTACACAACCACAGTTTCTTGTCCTTCTTGCTCACAAAAAAGCAAATATACGTTCAATTTATTAGAAGAACTCACCCCAGACGAAGTAGAAGAAACAGAAGAAGCTACTCACGTTGACGAAAATGGTTGCTTTACGATCATTCTGCCAGCTACAAAATGGAAGGTTGTTTGTAGAGCATTGGTTGGAAATGATGAGAAAACAATTGTTAATTTAAGTGAAATGAAGAAAAAATCTGCAAATGATTCAATGTTGCTGGAACAATTAAAACTAACAGTTATTTCTATTCAAGGCGTCACAGAAAGAGTTACGGTAGAAAACGCTCTTAGCGCAATGCCAGCAAAAGATTCAAAATATTTAAGAATGAAATATCAAGAAGTTGTTAAATCAAAAGATCTAGTTAGAAAATTTTCTTGTAATTCTTGCGATTATGAAGCGGACCTAGAGGTTCCGCTATCAGCAGACTTTTTTTGGTTTAAGTGATGAATACCAATTAAACGTCTATGAACAATTTTTCTTTTTAAAGTATTATGGCGGCTTCAGTCTTTTTGAAAGTTATAACCTTCCAGTGCAATTAAGAAAATGGTTTGTAGAAAAATTAATGGATCAACTCAAAGAAGAAAATGATGCAATGAAGAAAGCATCAAGAGGTTAGAAAGAGCGGGAGAAATCCCGCTCTTTTTTTATTTGTTTTCTATTTATCTATTGAAGTGTAACTTAGGTAAAATTATATGGCTGATTATAAAGAAGAATTTGCTTTAAAACAAAAAATAGCTGATACTGAAACTAGAATCAATGCTTTAAGAACAGCTAGTACTGGTATTGATGAAAAAGCTATTATAGCCTTACAAGAAAGACAGGATAGATTACAGGCTCAGTTGTCTTTAGAACAAGAAGCCAATGAATTGAGAACCGATTCGCAAAAAGAACTTGAAAATGAAATTAAGCTATTAGATGATGGTGTTGAAAAAAGACAAAAACAATATGAGTTAGAAAAATTAAAACTTGAAGAATTAAAAAAACAAAAAGACGTAACAGACGAACAAATAGAAAAACAAAAGGAAGATCTTGAAAGAGCAAAACAAGCCTATAAACAAGAAAGAGAAGCAACAGCCAACTATGAAAGACAAAACAGCTTAAAAGAAAAAGCTTTAGAGCTATATCAAAAAATTCATCAAAAAGTAGATTTGGTAACTGATGGTTCTTATACCCAAATTACAAACTTTTTTACCCTAAACGGCATTTTAGGCACAATAGGAAAATTATTTGGAGAAATTCTATCTTCTTCAACCCAGTTAGTTGCTGTAACTGGTCAAATGAATTTAAATTTTACTGGTACTGTTGCTGGTTTGGCTGATTATGGAGTTGGTCTTACAGAGGTTAGTAAAGCTGGTGGAGTTGTCTTTACCACAATGTCTAATTTTTCTAACTTAAATAAGACGATGCAGGTTCAATTAACGGTTTCAGCCGCAAAAATGGAAAGATTGGGTGTTTCTGCTAGCGTAACTGGAAAAAATTATAATGAATTAAATAAAGCATTAAGAATGAATGCTACGGAGGCTATGCAAACCAACGAACAATTGGCTCAAGCAGCAATAGGAGCTGGTATAGCTCCTCAAAAAATGTTAGAAGAGTTTGCAAGTAGTATGCCAAAATTAGCTGCTTATGGTAAGGATGCAATAAATATTTATGTTGGTTTACAAAAACAAGCAAAAGCACTAGGCATGGAAATGGGAAGTCTGACTAACATAGTTGGCGATCAGTTTGATACATTCGAAGGGTCTGCGCGTGCAGCTGGTAAGCTAAATGCAGTTCTTGGAGGAAATTATTTAAATTCAGTAGATATGTTAAACGCATCAGAAGAAGAAAGAGTGATGATGATCAAACAATCTCTTGAACAAAGTGGTAAAAGTTTTGATTCTCTAGACAAATATCAAAAAAAGGCTTTAGCAGCAACACTAAATATAACTGATATGAGCGAGGCAAGCAAGTTTTTTGGAACATCTACTACTGATGTTACCAAAGAAATGGATAAACAAGCTGTCACACAAGAGAAGCTCGCTAAAACACAACTAGCAACAGTTACAGAAGTTGAAAAATTAGTAAAAACATTACAAGCTGATTTTATGCCAACAGCAAAAACTGTTGTTAAAGTCGTAGAGCGCATTATTGATGCTTTTAGAGATGTTAGAAATTGGTTAAATAAAACTTTTGGCGAGGGAACATTTACACTTGTTATGTTTGGAACTGCAATAGCTCTTGCTTTTGGTGGAAAAATTGTTTCAGCTATTTCAGGTATTGTCAGTTTATTTAAAAAAGTTGGTGGAGCAACAAAATCCTTGCCAGAAGCTGGTAAAAATGCTGGAAAAGGAATTGGTAACCTTAGCGAAGGATTAAAGAAACTATCTGGACCACAAATTCTTCTTGGCATCGTAGCAATTGGTGTTGCAGTAATTGCGATTGGTTATGGTATTAAAATAGCTT